CCGATTTCAAGATTGAAATGGATGACCTTTACGATGACCCACTCTTAACCTAACCTATGATAACGAAACACAGCAAGAATGTTCACTCCGTGGACTGCGGTAGAGAGCAAGAGTTTCTCCTCATCTCCGACCTCCATTGGGACAACCCCAAGTGCGACCGGGAACTGTTGAAGAACCATTTGGAAGAAGCAAAGAGAAGGAATGTCAAAGTCATCGTCAATGGTGACTTTTTTTGTTTAATGCAAGGCAAGGGCGATCCACGCAGGAGCAAGGAGGACATTCGCCCCGAACACAACAATGGGCGGTACCTGGACTCTATTGTGGACACGGCGGTGGAGTGGTTCAAGCCGTATGCCGACATCATCCTTTTGGTGGGCTATGGTAACCACGAAACGAGCATCATTCATCACCAGGAGACCGACATCCTGCAACGCTTTGTCGCTATCCTCAATCATTCCTACGGAAGCAAGGTGGAGATAGGAGGGTATGGTGGCGTTATTGATTTCAAGATGCATCACGACCACTTGCACACCAGCAATTTCGTAACACATTATTATCATGGGAGTGCAGGCGGAGGAATTGTTACCAAGGGAGTAATTTCAGATCAGCGGATTTTGGCTATGGTGGAAGGATATGATTGCACTTGGCAGGGCCACGTTCACGAACTTTATTACCACCAAAATATAATTCACCGATATGACCGGTCAACCAAAACTCTCATTCAAAAACCTATTCATCAAGTGCGCACGGCAACGTACAAAGAAGAATGGGCAGACGGGTACATGGGCTTTCACGTTGAGCGAGGCCGAGGCCCGAAGCCTTTGGGAGGCTATTGGATGAAGCTTGAAGTGGATAGAGATAAGAGCAAGAATCGGCGTGGGCCGGAACTCCAGGTCTTCGCCACATTCACTCCCTGCGATAGGTTCTATTAATTAATGCTTTTGTATGAATAAAGAATACAAATTTCAATTGCATTGCAAGGAAGGTATTTACTATGCAGACTCCTTGCTTGACCTTATCATACAAGTAATTCGTCATCGCTTTTGGCATCTAATGAATGATGGCAAATGGATGGATTAAAGCCATAAGGTTTATCCATTATTAATGGAAAAAGCCCGCTTTCGGCACCCTAAAGCCTACTCACGGGCATTCCAATGAAAACCACAACCCTAAAAGTGGTGTGACAAATATAGGGATTATTTCTTAAACAAAGTAGAGCCAAGCAATGCGCTACCGATTATTGCACTTACTCTGTAAATGCGCCCGTTTTTTCTTTCTTGCGCCCACTTTTCCTTATAGGCCAAAGCCAAACTGTCCTTCGTGGCAATGGCCTTGACGCAAACCGAGTCCTTGGCCTTGTATGCGATCAGCAGGGAGTCATAAGTTCTAAGGAGAGAGTCCCCAATCCCCACTTGCATCGCAAGCAATTTGCCGACCTCCTGGCAGGAGTCAAGCATCAAAGGGACATACGCCTCCACCCATATCGTTTCAGGCTCTTCATAAGCCTCTATGAGCCTCTCACGCCATTTGATTTGGGTCTTTACAATCTCTTGCCTTATCGTGTCTCTACGGGTCTGTAAAGGGGCCACACGATGCTCCAAGGAGTCAATGACGCATTGTTGCTTGTCAATGATTTGCCGGGGAGAATCCTTCATCGTGTAAATGAGGAATCCAAGCCCTATGGCGATGGGCAGGACAACGAACAGGATGCCACGGTAGGGGATGTGGCCCTTGTCGTTAACAGCCATCGTCTTCGGGGAACACCCGAATTATCTGCCCATCATCGTCAGTCTCCTCGGTGGTCTCGTAAGGTTCCAGGTGATCGCCAAGCGACTCCGCTCCCGTGTCCTCGTAGAGTTCAACATAATCGGTCAAAGCCTTAACCATTGTCTCCTTAATGGTCTGCCCGGTTTCTTCGGCCAAGTCCTCAATTTTGCTCAAGAGTTCAAGGTCAATCTCAAAACGGATTTTTACGGTATTGTTCTCCATCTTATTCAGCATTCAAAATCACTTGCGTGCAGCAGAATAGGCAATAGCGGCAATCTGACTCCTGCTTCGCTTCTTGCTTTTAGGCTTGGATTTGTTGGCTTCTGTAAGCTCTTTGATGTTTTTGGAGACGGCTTTTTGGGTGGCTTTTTTCCCATAACCCTTGGCTTTAGTGAGTGGCATAATGAATCGTTTTGTGGTTCAAATATAATTAAGCGGTTTGGCCTTTGGTGAGCAGGTCGTAGAACTCGTTGAACTTAGCGATGCGGTCATCCAGGCCGATGATGCCTCCGTTTATCTTGTTGGTGATTCGGGTAATCGTTGCGACATCGGAGCCTTTGTCGGCAAGGGCGTTGAGTTTACGGCTATGCCAGAAGTAGCCCGCCGATAGCATCGCATACCTCCCGGCCACGAGTTCGGGGTTCTCCAAAAGGTCTTCGGGGACGAGTTTGTCAAGTTCAGCGTAATTGGCCTTGAAGGTGGTCATAATGTACCCACGGCCTCGGTATTTCCATCCATCCCCAAGTTCGGTATTGCCAAAGCGGTTCGCATAGACCTTGTTGGCTATGGCGATGTAATCCCTTGCGTATAACTTGGCCGTGTCCTTGTTGAAATGCCTTGGGAAGACCTTTAAGAGCCGTGAGGCGGAGTAATTGAAGTTCTCCTTGGTCGTGGTGAAGTTGGCCGATTCGTGGGCCGTTTGAGCGAAGAAATGGGCAATCCGAAGGTCGGTATTAATAGAAAACCGCTCCTGTATTTCAAGGAAGCGGTCTATAACGAGCTTGGGGACTCTTGGGGAAAGGCGTTGCTCAAGACTCATCGCCTTTGGATTCAACTTTCTTATGGAAGTAATTGGAGAGCGTTTCCACGACCCTCAAACCGCTGAAGCCAACAAGGAAGGCCATAGCGAATTGAGCGGATTCAAGTTCAATACCAAGGAAGGTGATAGCGAGAGGGGTAAGGTAATTGGCAGACAAGGTTCCTGCGAGGATGGAGAAGAGTTGGGTGCGTAAAGATGCTCCCTTTTGCTTTCCTACGAGGACGAGGCTTCCGAGAAAGCCCCCTACGGACATCCCGACATTAATGCCGAGTTCCGTCAATGCCTGCTTGATATCCATTACAAGTAAGTGTTGAGGGTGGACAGGAATGCTGCTGCCGTGGTTCCAAGGGCCACAAGGTCTCCATTGGTCACGAATATGGACTCGTCCAAAGTCCCCGAAAGGTAAATCCGCACCTTTGTAATGCCATCGGTTGCATCAAGCTCCGTGGAGATAATGTCCCGATAATTAAGGAAGTATTGCCTTCCGTCAGCGTATGTGAGTTGTAATTGCGTTGAGCCGAAGGTTCTTGCGGTTAAGGTAGGTAGTGCCATAGTGCGTCAAATTTATTAAAGAATGGGCGAATTTTTATGGGGTGGTGAGGGTTTGGAGTTGAGCGTTCGTAAGGCGGTTGGGGTAGATGGCAGCGGCACGGATGCGGTCGTTGAATTGTAGAATTGAGTTCCAAGTGCTTCCTATGTTAATTTGATTAAGAGTAGGAACTGTTCCAATAAAATCTTCACCTGCTTTAACGCCATTCACATAAAAAACAAAATCGTTTGATGCGTATGCAGCAGCAACCTTAAATCTTCCCGCGCTTAATGTTGCGCTATCAATCGTTGCTTGTGTAGAACTTGCGTTTTGAACCAAAAATTGAATAAGAGAGCCTTGAACACTTATTACCATTCTATTTGCTGCACTACCATTAGATAACTCAACAAGCCTCTTACCTGTAACAAATGCAGAAATATCCACCTCTGCATAAATCGTTCCCTCGGTCTGCCCTATTAACGAGGCGATGCTCGTCTTATTTATCACATCCGCAGCACGAGTAATGGCCACGGTGGTGGTGGGGATGTAGGAAGTGGCAACGGTGCCTGTTTCAAGTTGATGGCATGAAATGATTATAGGTTCGCCACCTGTGGTATAAATGATAAAGCGAGAACTTGTATCTGTGTTTGGACTTGTGAGTTGAATCCTTTGAAACCCAGAACCGCTAACCACGGTTGAACCACTTATGACTCCTCCAGCGGTTTGCCTATACCTAAAAGTAACAGGACTTCCTGTTGGGCTTTTTATATAAATTGAGCAGGTATAAATATTAGAAGCTAAACCTGATTGAATGATTCTAACGTTATTCGCACTCGCTGAGTCGGATGCGCTATCCGCACCGCTCATTAGCCAAGCCGAATTAGGATTGCCAAATGGGTCAACTTGATTTTGAACAACGGTAGCAACAGGAGCCGTTTCAACCGAAAATGTATTGCTGTTTGGATTTGAGTTTGTAGCAGCAGGCTCCACCAACAAAGCAGGACACCCATTCACCGCTCCACCAACTGGATAATCCAACCTCGGCACATTGTCATTTACGAGTTCAAGTAAGCCATCGGCATTGATTCTCGTGGAACGATTGGCCGTGGGCGTGGTGGCACGAGTAACCACAAAATCGCCTGCCCCTGTTTCGGGGATTTGGCTGTAAAGAGTGCCAGCCTTTATGACATACGGGATGTTTAGGAGAGAAGGAGTGGACATATCTTAGGTTGTGAGGGCCTGGAGTTGAGTGTCGGTAAGCCTTGTTGAGTAGATGGCAGAGGAGCGGATGCAGTCGTTGAAGAATCCACCTTGAGTAGATCCCGATACAGCGGATGGGCCGTTACCGACATGAACGAAATTAACGCTACTTGCCCAAGTTGGAATGCCACTTGGGTTTGTTCCTATTATTGCTCCGTTAATAGCGAGAACACTTCCGCTTGAGCCATAAGCCATAGCGATTTTTGTTATACCCGTAATGGTTGAACTTGCCGTTATATCTTGAAGCGTTCCGGTATTTGAGCGTATTCTTGCAAAAATCCGATTTGAAGCATTTATTTGAATGTTAGCGAAATCGGTTGTATTTGAATTAAGAGAAACCCCAAAAATACTCCTCGCCACACTTAACGCTCGCAAATCTACCTCTGCATAAATCGTCCCCTCGGTTTGTCCAATCAATGAACTCACGCCCGTCTTGTTTACGGCCTCTGCGCCACGGGTTATGGCGGCGGTTGTTGTGGGGATGTAAGAGGTTGCGACCGCCCCTAACTCATATTGGCTGCCAAAGATGTATATGCCCGAAGTCCCATCGCCTCCAAAGTCTGCGCTGCTTTGAGTTGATTGAACATTAACACGGATAATCTCGTTTGCGACTGAAACCGCTTTTGAAGCAATGCAACGATACCATCCATTTCCATAAGATTGGATTGAAGAAACGATGCCTGTATCTGTTGCACTAACCACTCCTGTGGTAAGGTTAAAAATAGCACCCGTTCCACCTATCCGAAGCCTTGCAAACCCATATCCTGCGGCTTTAAGAAAAATGGAAAATGTATAACTTCCAGCCGCAGAAACAGTTGTTTGGTCAACTCTGTGTTGGGTAACCGAGGTATTTGCAACAATCAAGTCGGCAACATTTGTGCCGTATGGGTCAAGAGTTGCGGTTGTATTCAAGACGCTTCCGCTTCCAAATGCAAGCAAAGCAACAGAACTCCAAGTGGTCCCGAAATTCTCGCTCTGTAATGCCAAGTTCTGCGCACTCGGTTCAACAAGCAACGCAGGACATCCATTTGCAATTCCCCCCAAAGGATAATCAAGACGAGGGACATTGTTGGCAACGAGTTCAATGAAGCCCGAAGCATTAACCCTCGTTGAAAGATTGGCTGTTGGAGTGGTCGCACGAGTTACGGTCAAATCACCAAGACCGCTCTCAGGGATTTGGCTATACAAAGTCCCGGCCTTAAAGCGGTAAGGGACATTCAGAAAAGATGGATTGGACATCGTTAATTCGGATTTAAGGCTGAAAACCTCGTGAGCAAACAATTATAGGCCGATGCCTCCTTCACGGTGGCACTATCGTTGTCGCACCGCTGATTGAAGTACCAGAAGTCTGCATAATCCTCCGTGGCCGTAGGGACCAAGGGAGGATTCAATTCGTATCGGAAATACCGACCGCAAGTGCTTGCGAGTTCGGGGGTCAACGCAGAATTGGCCTTGGCACGAGCGAGAAAATTCGCCCATATCTCAAACCAAAAGAGCTGATTCACCATCACGCCTTGCAACGAGGCCAAGAATGCACTAATGCTACTCCCCAGGGCCACAAGATCGCTACTGCTCACAAAGAGCGTTTCACTCGTCTCTCCGTGCGTATAGATGTAAACCTTTGGGTCTGTGGTTCGGGGGTCAAGCTCAAAAGCGACCAAATGGGCATAGGAGACATAATAGGTCTGCGAATTGGCATAGGTCAAAGTCAATAACTTCTCCCCGAACGAAAACGATGTGAGCCGTGCTAATGCCATATCAAGCTATTTTTTCAACAATCACAATAATCTTCTGCAAAGTTACGGCACTTGTAGCGGTTGCGTTTTTAACGAAAATATCCAAAAACCCCGAAGAGGCAACGCTTACCAAACATTGCGTGCCAACGCCGCCATCCTTTCCTCCAGACCCCAATATGAGGGATTGCTCTGTCTTTGCTAAAACAGAATTGTTCAATGCAATCGCTATATGAATGTCATCATTGTTTTGCCCCGATATAGAGGCGAACACCTGAACACGAAAGATTGCCGTTGCCCCCGTGTATGTAACCCTTCCCTGCGAGTTAACCGCAAGTCCATTCGCAGAAGTAACCCCTGCGGAAGCGGAGCTTATCGTGAACTTTTGAAAGACATTCTGTTGCGATATGTTGGTAGCCTCCGAAGACGATTGAAACCATTCAATAAAGCAAGGGGCAAAAGCAGAGGAATAACGAGCATCCAACTGAGAGATGCTTATACTCTTTGCTTCCGGCAAAGAGGTATCGTCAACCGCTAACTTGAGCGTGCTGGTAATGGATGCTTGGGCATCTAAGTCCCTGATTCTTTTGCGTGCCATATCAATAGGTTAAAACATTATCGCCATCGTAAGAAAAATCATCCTGGGCATCAACGGCCAGAGTGTTGTAATCGCAAGGCTCCTCGGTGTTTAGGCAAGAAGCATCGCCAATCACCTCCACCTCCAAATCCAAGGCAATCATATACAAAGCCGTGTCCCACACGACCTTCGCCCCCTCAAACTCGGTGTCAAGGTTCTCCTTGATGGAGTAATTGGCCGTGATGGAAGTGACATCAATACTCACCGCACCGACAGTCGTGGCCAAAGCCTCGTACATACCGCTAATCTTGCCCTGAACGAGCGATGCGACCTCGTAAGGACGCTTGCCCTTACGCTTGCCGATAATCACCAAGGTCAACGGATAAACGATGCGGAGCAGGTCCTGACACCCAATAAAGTTGTTCTCGTCCGTAACCTCTGCACGCTCCCTTCCATTGTAACGGATGTAGGCAATGCCCTCGCTCCAATCGTAATCGTCCACAACGTGCTTGTAATCGCCGTTGTTGCAGTAAATGGCCGGGATGACCTTGCCGTCCCTATCGGGTAACAACTCGGCAAAGCCCGTGTGCCTCACCAACTTGTAAGCATTCAAGCGAGTGAATATCTCGTCAATAACCTGGGTCGCTATCATT